CCATCTTCAACGCCTTCAACGGTAAGTAGGTCAAAAACACCACTTGCGTCAGCTCTGTAGAGGGCTAGGTTGATACCTGCGCCTGGTTGTGTAGTCTTGACCCATGCGTCACCTGCAACAGGTGTAGCTGGCTGTGAGTAATGTTCTGCGAAGGTAAATGTCTGTGACGTCGCTGTCGCGCCGCCATCATCAAGTGCTTCCCAATTTCCGCCGAAGCCGACAAAATAACCAAGTACAAAGCCTGTTGGTGACGTACTGTCATTCAACACAGCAACTAGATAGTTACCAGTGACAACCGTAGCTGTTGGTGCATATGTGCTTGGGTCAGTTATTTCACCAGCAGTCGCTGTAAGTGCAACTTCAACTGTCACAGGTTGTGAAACCCATGCCGAACCACTCCATTCGTGGACACCGTAGGTGCTCGCATCAGTATCTAACCAAATTGTGTTAGCAGCCATAGGACCCGTTGGTTCTACGTCTGTGGCGATCAACTCTGCCAAGTCAACGTTTGCACGAACAACATATGCCTGTGAGCCTTGGCCCAAATAGCTATAAGTTGCCAATAGACCGTATTCGCTGGTCTCTGCACCCTGAGTTGAAGCAAAGATTGCATCTCCGAAAAATTGTGTCAATTCGCGCTGTGATGTTACTGGTACGACAACGCCTGCGTTTGCAGCCTTAGTGTATTTTGCAATGCCGTCAGTTTCTGTGCCTGTTGGATCAGTTTTATTTTGTGCGGTTGCAATGATGATCAGTGGAATAGTGCCAGTCCCTGGGCTGGAGTAGGCGCTCTCATCAGTTACTGATACGTCGACGCCTGGTGATACTAGAATTGCCATTAGATAATCTCCTATTAAAGCTTATGGTCTTGCTCTAATAGTATTTATTTGACTCCTAGTTATCAGGCCGTATTAGCAATATAACTACGTAGTTATTACTCAAGCGCCTTATAAACCGCAGTTTTTAGGAATGTCAGATCATTATCATTGTTAATTGTTTTGTCAAACTCCGTAGAATAATCAAGCCATCTCCATTCACTTTCGTGAATTTCCGGATGTTCGTCCATCCACGTGGTATCATAGCGATTATCGCTGATTGCTTTATTAGCCCATTCTGGATCGGGGCCACGTTTTACTCGCCATACTTGGCCATCTAATTTGCGCAGCATAGCTCGTTCATTAAAGAATCTAACGTCAGGCAGTACATAGTTTGTATCTGGGTTGTCCATCAATTGACGCTTGACTGCTAATACCCAAATTTCTTCGGCAAAGCCACGACGCATACAATCGGTGCCAAACAACTGTAATGCATATCGAGGTGTAATTTCACGACCAAGTTCAGTTGTCCAAAATGTGTCTGGTGTTTCGCGCCAGTCACGACTATCTTTGGTATCACCCTCAAGCAACGTTCGATCCCAGTTAAATACTGCCGCCACACCATCTTTTAAGGTGTCGGCAAAGCTAAGTTTTGTGTAGCCATATTCATTTACAAGTGTGTCCGCAACCGTGCCTTTGCCTGATCCGATAAATCCACAGATACCAATAATTTTTCTTTTCAAAGTATTCTCCATATGTTAACAATAATTATAACATACGATGATTATCGAATCAAGAAGTTAGAATTTGTAAGATGCATTGGTTATTGAATTTATGATGCTAGCTTTTTCATTAACGATTTACTATTTTTCTTTTCTATTTCGACAATCAATTGGTCCACAACATCTTCGGTACCAGTAAGGATGTCTCTGGTGAGTGCACTAATTAAAAGTTGCTCGGAGAGTGAATTACGAGTATAATCCCATGCCTTAAATTCATCAAGCAGTCTGAGGGCGGTTCCGCGCTTCTTGTGCAGTTCTGTCATGATGCTAGCTTTTTCATTACTGCACGTTCCTTTATGCTGTCAATTTCTTTAGCCAGTCGTGCAGGGATATACTCTTTAAGGAAGTGATCATCTGGTAAGGCCTCGTGCATTGATCTGAAATGCGCTCTTAACATACCATTTACACAGACCGCCTCATACCCTCTAAATTCATTGTCATATTTATCCGCTTCTTTGCGTAGTTCATCAAGCAATGCAGCAATATCATGTTTCATCGTCGCGCCCCTTGTGCTTGCGTTTGCGAGGCAATTTTACTTCATGCTTGTCCGGAATGGACTTAGGACGAAACGGACCATTTGGGTCACGTACCAGCATTGCCGCATAGTTACGCTCTACTGGTATCTTGGGCTTGCGTGGCTTTTTCATCTTCAAAGTCCTTCGGAAAGTTTTGCCAACATCGCATTTTCCAATCGAGCCTCAAGCATATCATGGATATGATTCAGGCGTTTCATGTTATATGTGAACTTGATTATTTTATGCAGTGCAATGCGGCTACGACGATATGGTCGGATGTCCCACGTTTCAAGTTCTGCCACAAGATGCAAGCATCGTTTGCGCATTTCGGCTGTGGTCTGATACTCATGCCAATAATTTGTGTCGCGGGTCATTCTAATCGTCCTTTTATGTGTTACGCGCTATCAGTAGCGCATCAGCGTATTCCAGAGCCTGCTTTGCAAGAATCTGGTACCGAGTAATTCCGCACTGTTCTCCAAACCATGCTCGAAGTTCATATTCCATGGCAACACCAGTGCAAATTGCAGCATTAGTTAAAGCCTGTCCTGCAAAGTAATCACGTAGGCTCATGCCATACTCTGCACACCAGCCGCTTTCATTATCAGGCCCGTTTGGGAAGGCTGGACCGCCAACGCTATCTCCGTGTGATGGTAGGCTCATGTATCTATTCCTTATTTTGGTTTCTATTAGCAGCCAGTCCAACGGACAGTGTAACCACCTTCGAGGATGTTGCCACGGCTGAAGTTACGGGCTGGTGCCTGCCATCCTGCCGCTTTGAGGATTGCACCTTTGGCAAATTTCTTGTCATCGTCACAGGCAACAACAAAGCCCCAAACGGACCCGCCGTTTTCTTTCGTGATTTTGATATACTTTTTGCCAACGGTGTAGCCGATGCCTGCTTCAAACTCAGCAATCATTTCCTTGCGGCGGGCACTCTGTGCCTCATTGCGGTTTGTGCGGCGGTCATAGTTAGCATAATCAGCGCAGATGTCGGTCATTAGAAGTGCGATTTCATTTTTCATTGTGTATTCCTTTTTTGCTTACTTGTTCTTTATAGCAGCAAGGTGTCATGGTGTCAACCATATTGTAGCTTGAACATGACTTTTTCTTCGTCAGTTAGTGTTTTATTTTGATCAAGCCATTCGTTAAATGATAGATGAGTACTATGCAACCACCAACCCTTGCGCCCATCTGCATATTCAACAGCAGGTCCATCGGCGCGGTGCAGTTTGCCCTCCGAATACCACCATGCGTCACCATCTGCATATTCGATAGCGGGACCATCAATTCGGTGGCAGTCTCCATATAAGTACCAAGACTTATGACCATTTGCCGATTCAATTGCCGGACCATCTTCACGGTGATATTTGCCGTTCAACAGCCATACTGTGTCGCCATCTTCATCTATCGACATTGTCGGTTGCATATCTTTATCCATACTGTAGCTTCAACATGACTTTTTCTTCGTTGGTCATATCTGGGTTCTGATTTAACCAATCATCAAATGATAAACGAGTATTATGCAACCACCAACCCTTGCGACCATCTGCATATTCGATAGCTGGACCATCGGTGCGGTGACGTTTACCCTCCAAATACCACCATGCTTCGCCATCTGCATATTCGACAGCAGGACCATCAATTCGGTGGCATTTTCCATATAAGTACCATATATTGGTACCATCTGCCAATTCAACAGCAGGACCATCAATTCGGTGACTTTCGCCGTGGTGGAACCATTCTTTCCGACCATAGGGACGGTCGAAAGCGGGGCCATCAGTTCGGTGATACATGCCGTTCAACAGCCATACTGTGTCGCCATCTTCATCTATCGACATTGTCGGTTGCATATCTTTATCCATACTGTAGCTTCAACATGACTTTTTCTTCGTCAGTCAATTCGTTATTCTGATGAAGCCATCCATCAAACGTATAATGACTGCCGTGGAGATACCAAGAAGCAGTACCATCGTGCCATACAATAGCTGGCCCGTTAGTTCGGTGATAATCGCCGTGGAGATACCAATCCTCGTCGCCATTTTGCCATACAACAGCAGGTCCATCTTCGCGGTGATACATGCCGTTCAACAGCCATACTGTGTCGCCATCTTCATCTATCGACATTGTCGGTTGCATATTATAGGTGGAGTCGGGCATTATGACTTTCTTCTCTTTTATTGTGTGGCCAACAACAGAGACTTGCAGGTCAGCGTATTTTTGTGAACCCTTACCACTGTTGACCTACTTTCGTCTAAAAGCTGAAAACGGAACCCTGCAAATGCACGAGTCTCGTGATCAAACGAAATGACTGCCTTTTCGGCAATTGCCTGTGCAATACGCTGTTCTGCTGTTTTTGATATGATTGTCATGTGATTGATCCTTATAGGAAGTATTCTTTACGGGCAAGGGCGATCTTGTCTTCTGTCGTCGCTTCGGGCTTCATGCGCTTTGAATTGCTGATCCGAAAGACCTCTCCAAATTCGGCCATGTCCGATGTGTCTGCAATAAAGAATGAGCCGTTTGACTTGAATTCAACCACAGCGATATCTTCATCTAATACATCAAGGATGGTGACGTCTGACGCTGCGATGGTGGTGGTATCTAGCATTGGCATATTATTTTACCTCGATCATTGATGTCTTTTTCCATTTGCGTTCAATGGACTGGCCGCACATTTCTGCGCCATTTGATAGGCGAACAGTAATAAACGCGGCGGTTTGCGCGATGACTTGGATCAGTGACCCATCGTGAAATGTTGCGCCTGTTTCGATTTCGCTGGCTTGGATCATTGTCATTATATCGGCCTTTGCTAAATTGTTATTACTTGTTCTTTATAAAGTAAAGCACCTTGCCTGTCAACATATCATTGTTGATCATTGTCGTTAATGCGTGTGCGAACAGTGCGACGTCGCATACAGACTGTGTCAATTCATCAAGGAAGATTGGCGGTGTAACAGACATTTTGTGTTTTCCTATTTGTTGCTTACTTGTTCTTTATAGCACCAAGACGTTATGGTGTCAAGCCCTTTTATCCGATAATAATTCCTGGTCCAGCACTACCTTCACGGAACATTTTAAGGTCTTCTTCCAGTTGTGCGAGTTCATTAAGCGCGTCAGCTTTGAGTTGTTCACCATTAAGGGTTGTGCCCCCTTGTGGGCCAGCAATGGTGGCAAATTTTCCACGGGCTTCACCCAACATCAATTTACTTTGGGCCAGTGAATAATCTTTTAGCCAAGGTAGGACATAGTGATCGGAAAAAAGATCAGATTCTTCGCGGTAAGCATATGCATGTACGTAAACTGTTAAATCAGAACGTGGGCGACGATGTAACATTAATTCGTGCTTGGTGCGTTTCCATGTGAATTGCATTTCATAGCCAAACATCAGGCCAGCAAGTTCAAGTCGCTGGGCCAACAAATTATATGTTGCCAGACTGCCGCTCCTACCTGATGCCATTGGCCCTAGGTAGGTATTGATATTTTGTGCGCCAAATGGTTCAAATTCCACACCTTGGTTCAAGACGCCGCCTGTTGCCCGTTGATAGATATCCTTAACGTCAATGATATTATCTGGTAGGGTATAAGTGTTGGTATCAATCTTAAGGTCGAGATCAAGGAAGGTTTCCTCGACTGCGTTCTCGCTACGTTGACGGTATTTTTCTAAAGCCTTGTCAATAGCTAACTCATAGTGTTCAGGGTCCAGCTCCACTGACACCATTTGCCCGCCTAAGCGTAATTCTATTTCTTTTGTAATTTTCGCACGGGTTGTCATTAGTTATACTCCTCAGGTATGTTTATATTTATCTTAGGGCGATAAATACTGGAAAGGAAATATAATGCCAAGAATTTCAATGTGGCAATCACAAAAATCAAACGATTATAAGTTTTTTGACCGTACCATCCGTGAGCAATTCTGGGTTGGTGGCGTTGGCGCAATTGTGCACAAATATATCGGCCCAGAAGATGGACAGCATGCAGACGATCCTAGTCGCCCTGATTATCAAAATGACGAGGGGATCAACGAAGCATCGATTCAAGACTTATTGTTTCTGGAAAACCGTGATCGCAAATATGACCAAGACCTTTACGAACTGCGGGGCGTCTACAATGTGAGCGACAATGACTTTGACCTTACACAGTTTGGATTATTCTTGACTAATGATACATTATACATGACTTTTCACCTTAATGAAATGGTTGAAATGTTAGGACGTAAGCTTATGAATGGTGATGTGATTGAGTTGCCACACCTTGCCGAAGAATATGCTCTTGACGCAAATAGCCCACCAATTCCTAAATTCTATACCGTAACAGATGGTAACCGTGGGGGCGAGGGCTTTAGTAGTACGTGGCGTTCGCATATTTGGCGTATTAAATTAGAACCAGTCACCGACAGTCAGGAATTTGACGGTGTGCTTGGCCAAGGCGAAGAAGACGGTAGCATGGCTAACATCTTTAGTACATTTGCTAAGGAAATAGATATTCGTGATGCAATAGTTGAAAGCGCTGCGGCTAACGACCCGATTGGGGGTGGTCACCAATTAACTGATCACCTATTCAACTATACTGATGAAACTGGCGGCACATATGACGCGGGGGAGCCGATTGTCACTGGTGATGCGTTCCCAGCATCGCCCAATCAAGGCGACTATTTTATCCGTGCAGACTTTAAACCTAATCGATTGTTTGCTTATCGTGATAATAAATGGATCAGAATGTATGATAACATAGCCACGACAACGTGGAGTGATAAGACATTTAATGCCTCTTCATTCGTAAATAATATTGAGACAGATGCCGACGCCACTGGTGAGTATGATAGTCGTCAATCAATCACTGACGCTATTCTTGCAAGGCCCGACTATGACGACCCTACTGAGGACGAGTAAATTGAGATATAATTACAGGAATTTAACATGATTTTTTATTACGACGAGCAGATACGAAAATATTTGTTACAGTTCATACGAGTGTTTGGTTCATTCACTGTTCAAAAAGGGTTTGACGCACAGTCTAACCCTGTGTACAGTCAAGTGCCCGCACGTTACGGTGACATGAGTCGGCAAGTCGGCCACATACTCAAAGACAATAGTGAAAATACTCTAAACACTATTCCATTCATCAGTTGCTATGTCGGTAGCTTGGAGATGAAACCCGACTTACGACGTTACCCACAATTTGAAGAAACATTGAAAGTAATTGAGAAGAAATTTGACGAAGACTTGCATGCTTATGTAGAAGAGCCTGGCCAGAGTTATGATGTCACACGTTATACTCCTGTCCCATATGTACTGACTATGACCGTCGATATATGGACTAGCAATACCGACCAGAAACTGCAATTATTAGAACAGATTCTTGTGTTGTTTAACCCAGGCATCAATTTGCATACAAATGAGAACCCACTAGACTGGACCTCATTGACATATTGTGAAATGATTGGCACAACCTGGAGCAGTCGTACATTACCGAGTGGTGCTGATAACTCGATTGACGTTGCTACATTGACCTTTCAAATGCCTATCTTTATCAATCCGCCTGCGCGGGTATCACGCATGAATATCATCCAAACCATTCTCACCCAAGTTCATACACTTGATAACGCAGACTTTGAAACATGGTCCGTAGGCGATTTGGTTGCGGATAGTGAGTACATTGTCACTACATTGGAAAATTATCGGGTCAGATATGAAAATGGTTTTGCAACATTATTAGACAAAACGGGAGCAGTGGACCCAACTCTTAATTGGAAAACTGACGTATTTTCTGCGTATGGTGAGTTGCGAGAAGGCATTAGTCAAATTCGATTACGACAAGGCAATGACGTGACTGATCCTAGTAACGATGTAATAGGTACATTAAATTATGACGTCTCAGATGTGAGCCGATTGATCGTGAATATTGATACAGACACATTGCCCATAGACACACAAGGAACGGTAAACAACGTTATCAATCCACAAAACAATTATCCTAATGATGGTACACTTCCTGTCGTTGCGGCAGGACAGCGCTATCTAGTGTTAGATAGCACACCTGACGATAGTCTATGGGGTAACGTTACCGCTAGTGCCAATGACATAATTAAATACAATGGCAGTGCATGGGTTGTCGAATTTGACGCCAGTGTAAATGCGGGCGCAAATTATGTTACTAACCTACACAATGGGGTGCAATTTGAATGGACAGGCGAATTCTGGCAGAATAGTTATGAGGGCACATATAAAGAAGGCTGGTTTAGGTTATACGTATGAGAACTGTATGTGCCAGCGGCTGTATCATATTGTGTAAATCTACCCAACGTATGTTGCTACAATTACGGTCACCTGATCGCAAAAATAAAAATTATTGGGGATTTTGGGGCGGAGGATGCGAGGGCATCGAAACTCCGGTCCAAACTATTCAACGAGAACTGACTGAAGAAATTGGCTTCCTGCCTGAAATTACTAAATTCTACCCATTACATAAAATGGTTAGCAATGATGAAAGTTTTGAATATGATACGTTCTTGGCTACCGTAGAAGAAGAATTTATTCCTATCCTGAATTCAGAAAGTGAGGGGTATGCATGGGTTAATTACAACAGACATCCTATACCACTTCACCCAGGAGCAAAACTTGTTTTGCATAATCCAAGAATTTTAAGCAAGATCAGGACTATTGTTGGACAATTGTAATTTTCGTGTCTTATAATTAATTATATGTATACAATTTCACACAAAAGAAAAGGCGGGCAAATTGCCCGCCTTATCTCGTATTTCTTTCCTTATAGTTTCACGTATTATGTGAAGCTTAGGTTAGCGCTTGTAACAGCAATCTTGCTTAGGTAGTCAGCAGCGTTACCGAGCGATGAAGCTTGGTTGCTAAGTTCTACATAACCATAACGTGTCATGAAGCTAACAACTGGTTCGAATGTGTTAGGATCAAGCACTGTGCCGGAACTCATCAACGGGATGTATGGGCAATAGAATGCAGCCGCATCAGTCTCGTTTGAACCCTTATAACCGATGAGGATATCATCGTTTGAAGCATACTGGTTAACATAAACACGCATAGAACCGTTTAGAGTACCAACGAACTTGGTGTTGGTAGGTGCTTCGAAAGCGCCTTCAGTTGTGCGAGCGAACGCAGATGTAGTAGCTGCCTGTAGAACAGTAAGAACAGTTGGTGAAATTACCATCCAGTTACCAGCGCCACGACGTGTGCGCGATGCAATGTCGTTTGATGCTTTGTTGATTAGAACGGCAAGTGCCGCATGTTCGTCACCAACAAAAGTAGCTGTACCAGAAACACCAGCCTGATCATATGTGCCCGTAGCTGTACCAGCCAATGAGAACAATGAAGAGATGACTTCTTGGTCGATTTCAGCAGTAATCTCTTGAGCTAGTGCTGCCATGATTTCTGCTTCAACGTCAAGACCGTGCATTGACTGCGCGTCTTGTGCTGCTTCGAAAGTCCAACGTGCGCTGAGCTTACGTGTCTTAGCTTCAACAGTCTGCTTAAGGACTTGGATGTTTAGCTTACGACCAGCTTGACCTTCAAGTGCGGAAGTAGCTTCTGCACGTTCAGTTCCAGCGTTACCTGAGTAACCGTTTGCAATTGCAAAAGGACTCAATGCTTCGTCGCCCGCAACTGCGCCAGCAGCTGTTTCGGCATAACGCACACGTAGTGTGTGGATTTGGCCGACTGGACCTGTCATTGGCTGTACACCAACAAGTTCGTTAGCAATAACTGTTGGCATAACACGACGGATAACAGGCAAAATCACTTTGTTAAGTGTTGCGATGTTACCAGCGGATGTGCCACCAATTGATGCAGATTCTGTTAGGCCACGCTTAGTATTCTCAAGGATGGTCTCCATTACTGCTTTTTTATTTCCGGTCAAACCGTCGGTCAATGCAACCTTAGTCGCTGCCCAATTTTCAAATAGTACGTTTGTCATTTGTCTTTTCCTTTTTTAGCTTAATCCTGCTAATTTCTTTAATTCAATAATATCAGCGGAGCCGCCAACGTCTGGTTGGGCGCTCTTATTGACCTTGTCACCGTTTACTTCGTGTTTACGAGTTTCGGTAAGGTTGGCTTTTTTAGTTACTTGTGCTTTCACATCAGCTTCTTCTGAAAGAACGCTTGGAAGGTACTTTTTATAAGACTGTTTTAACTGTGCAGTTTTAACAGACTCAAGTAGAGTTCCCATTAGTTCTTTCTGGCCTTTGTTTAGTGGACCAAGCATTTCGCTCATAATAGCTTTACGCTCGCTCAAGTCATTAGTGACCCGAACTTTGCGGTGTGCTTCTTTAAGAGCTTGATCTTTAGCAGTAATTGCGTCGTTAGACTCTGCAACGGTCTGCTTAAGACCCATAATTTGTTTAGCAAGTTTTGCGGCCTGTGTGCTTTCGCTCAAGGTGCTTGTCATAAACTCACTTGCGAATGTTTCAAAGATTTTACGACCAAAATCGTTTTCTTTGGCTGTCTGAATGTCTTCACGTAAAGAACTGAGTTCCTTGCGCATAACACTCTCAACCATAGTTTCGAGTTTGGCGGCACCTCTTTTAACGAAGTTGCGCTTTGCAGCTTCGATAACTTTGTAACCTTCGCGTACCATTTTAACTTTTTGTTCTGCAAGAGAACGTTTGTCGTCGTGGAATTCATTTAATTCGGTTGATAGCTGTTTAAGAACGAATTCTTCTAGCTTACCAAAATTAGCCTTTTGTGATTTGCGGTCTTCGCGCAATTCACGAATTTCTTTCGCAAGAACTTCGTTTAGGAAACCTTCAAGCATTTTAGCATGTTCTTTGACCGCTTTCTTATAACGAACGCGATCCTTTGCTACATTTGCTTTGTCTTCTGAGAACTCTTCGAGTTCTGTTTTGATGGCTTCTGTCAACATAGCATCCATTGCTTCAACAATCTGTGTCTTGTCATTTTCATAACGAGACGCAAATTCTTCACGCAAGTTTGCTGTCAAAGTTTCACGCTCTTCCGCAATGCGGGTTTCGAACGCTTCATTTAGCTCTGATTGTAGTTCTTCATTAAGAACGTTGCTGCCGAGAATTTCATTAAATGACTTAGGCATGTTTATCTTCTCCCTAGGTCTTGGATAAATCGTTTCATCTCTTCTTTGAGATATTTTTGTGCTTTGTAGTCATGGTTTACGCTTTCTGCCACGTCCCAAAAAGTTCCGCCTCTACGATGATTCATAATCTGTTCGTAAATTGCGTCCGGATACGCATCCGGTGCGCTTGGGTTTGCTACGATATCAACTGTAACAATTTCAAAATCAGATACATTTCCTGATCCATCAACATTGCCAGAACCACGTGAACTGACGCCGAGTTTTACACCACTTTCCAGTAGTGTTTTACAGATGTTACCCATTGGAGTGGGTAACATTTTTAGTTTACCGATACCGTCATTCCCTTGCATGTCCATTTCGACAATTGCATGAGAAACACGGTCGATATTGATGTTCAAATCATCTGGATGATCTGCCTCACCAAGGACCGAAAAACCACTGTTAATCTTTTCACGCAGTGTCTTTACAGCACTAGTGATTTCATTAACAGGGTATACACGTTCATTTTGATTGCGTTTGTCACCTTGGATGAAGATGCCATGCATGT